CATCGCAGGGGGTGACAGGACAAAGTGGGATTTCTTTTTGAATATGCCGCTTGTTGAGTTTCTCAATGCAGTCAGTTTCCAAACAGAAAAGGACAGGGCAAGGACTGAACGGCTGAACACAGCAGCGCAATCAGCAAAGTCTGCCAAAGATAGCACCGTTTACAAGATTGCACTTTTGCAAGAGATGTTGTAAGTTTGAAATACCGTTGGTGTAAGCAGGAATGAATACTGCCTTTGAGTAGCATCTCACTTTTGTGAGGACATGGGTGCAAATCCCATACGGATGAAGCCCCGGCCATTGTGTCGGGGTTTCTACTTTTTTTTCAAAAATAAATTTGCATATTAGATATAAACTTGTATATTTGTAGTGCGATGGCGATATAATTTACTTAATATAAAGTTTGGTTTATCATGTAGAAAACCCCACCCCTTGTCATCGCAAGGGGTTTTCTACTTTTATAGATGTGAACATTACCAAAGCGCAACTGGATGCAATCAACAAAGGGTTGCTGGATAAGTTCGGCATACCTGACAGCCCCATGCCTAATTCATTACTTGCTGACCTTGTTTTGGGTGTGGCTGAAAGATTGGTGGATGCGTTGCGGCAAGACATTACAGAAAAGAAATTAGTCGCTACCAAAAACCTGCGTTCAAGTGTGAACATCGGGGACTTTCAGGAGAATGCCAACGGAGTGACCGTGCCTATTGAAATGGCAAATTACTATTTGTGGGCTGACCAGGGCAGGGGCAGAACAAGGCAAGGGAATAATGGCGGTAAATTCTTATGGCAGTCCATTGAGGAATGGATAAGCGCAAAGGGCATTCAGGTGCGCAAATCCAAAGAGCAAAGCGGCCAGTCAGTTTTGGAAGCCCGTAAATCTATGGCGATTGCGATAGCCAAAAAAATACACAGCAGGGGAACAATCAAGCGGTTTGGCTACAAAGGCGGTAACTTTATAGGCGATGTGCTAACCCCTGCCAACATAGATGCAATCGCACAGCACTTGGGAGATGCCTTGGGTAAACCCATCACGGCATACGTTACAAGTGAAATTGCCACTACATAGGTAGGCACAAACCTACTTTTTTAGGTAGATGGCAATTACAATCAATACCGAGCCGAACGATGTCGCCCCGGTTTATTCGGATGTTTCATACGTGGTCACTTCGACCAACTACGCACAGGCAAATTTCAAGTTTATTGCGGTTATAAAAAACGCATCAGGCACGACCATAGCCAAACTGAAAGCCCCGATATTTCACGGAACTACCGACAAGGGTGTGTTTAACATCAGCCGCATCCTGCAAAATTATGTGACCTACGATTTTACGCTGGGACTTGCGGCTATCTCAAAATGCAGCAATTCTTATTTGGCATACAGCGTGGAATTTGGTGAAGAATATGGCGGTACAGAATACCTGAACCTTGCATCCGACACTGGTAAATATGTGTGGAATGGCCTGTTTAATCTGTACGGTAGTGAAACCACAGCGACCTACCAACTGCCATTGACAGGTTCAGCGCAATTCCTGACCCGTGTACGCACTCGCAGGGTGTCACTCGGACAAGCTGACTATCTTTACTTTTTACGTGGTAACGTGGCAAATGAAAGCGACATGCGGATAATTGCCTATGACGCAGCAGGTGGCACAACTACCAGCGTGATAAATAATAGCTTCACAGATGCCGGGGATAAATCGGAGTTTTTGCTTCGTTGCCCTGCTGGGCCTGACAACCTGAACGATGTTTTATCGGGCCAATTAGTCAGCGGAACAGCAGGTAACATCATCCCGGCCAACACCAGCTACTACACGATGCAGGTTATTAACGCATCCAGCAACGGCCAAACAGAATTGTACCGCTTTGATGTGGTCGAAGAATGCAGCAAATACAGCCCACAATATTTGTACTTCCTGAACCCATTAGGAGCATTTGAAAGTGTTCGGTGTAGTATGATGTCACGTGACAAGTATAATGTCAGCAGAAAGCAATACAAGCGGAATAACTACACGCTGACAGGCAACACCTTTGCATACGATACAAGTAAGCACGGCATGACAACCTATGCCACAGAAAAGACAAAGCAAGTGGTATTAAACACTAACTGGTTGACTGAAACCGAATTTGAGTGGCTGCAAGATTTGATTGCATCTCCTGTGGTGTTTCTCGGAACAATTCCGGTCAACATAACCGACACAAGCTACGAGGTAATGGACTACATTGATGGCCCGAACAACCTGCAAATAACCGTTGAATATACAGAACCTGAAAGGTTGCAAAACGCATGAACAACGTAAGACTTGTATGCGGTGGGTATAGCGTGGATTTGCCTACCGATTTCGGAATACAGATAAACAAGAGCATTGCTGACATCCGTGAGCCCGAAAGCAGATCATCTGATTGGACAAAGACATTCACGCTGCCGGGTACAAAGACCAACAACAAGCTGTTCACGCACTTGTTTGATTTGAACCTGTCCATTCGCAACACGACATCCACGAATTTCAGCCCCGATTTCAACCCAAACCTGAAAGCCGATGCGCTGCTAACGGTGGATGAAGTCACCCAGATAGAGGGCTTTATCCGTTTGTTGTCAATTAAGGTTAACGACCTGAACCAAATTGAGTATGAATGCTCCATGCACGGGGAACTTGCTGACCTGTTTGCAAAGATTTCCGATGCAAAATTAGATAACTTGGACTTTACCGAATACAACCATGTGCTGAATGCGACCAATATTTTCAACAGCTGGAACACTTCGATTGTGAAAAATGGTTCAAGCGGATATGTGAATTTTAGCGGTGGCGCACCCATTGGTGAGGGGTATGTGTACGGGTGGACAGATAACGGTACTTATTCAAATTACCAAAATTTGAATGTTGATAATATGACCCTTTATATGTATGCAAAAACGGTGGTGGATAAGATTTTCAGCGGAGCAGGGTACACATACAGCAGCGGTTCTTTTTTCAATTCAGCGCAGTTCAAAAGATTGGTAATTCCATGCCCGACAAGATTTCCGATATTAGGCGAGGATGATGTGGCATTGCGAGAATTTGAAGCCGAAAGGTCAACCGATGTAACCATAGCAAAAAATGGAACGCTGATTTTTGATAGTGAAATATATGACAATTCAAATCAGTACAACAACACAACGGGAATTTACACCTGTCAGTATTCAGGCGAGTATAATATCTTCATAGACAACAACGCAACATTGTCAGGGTTATCTGCAAACCAAGTATTTTATGTAGCTTATGTCATATATGTCAACGGCAAATTAACACTTGAAGGAATAAGCGGAAGACATTTTGCAAATGGTTCCGGTAACGCAACAATTACCCAGCGTGTTGATTTTTACAATTTATATTTTAACAGAAATGACACCATTGAAATAAAGCTATTTGATGTTTTTGATGCTACATTACAAGTTCCTTTGACCGGGTGGACATATACTCAAAAAACTGGCAGTATTTTATACAATGAAGTAAGACCGACCACATGGGGTTATGATGAAACAATAGATTTTGGTGGCTTTTTCCAAGGGGAAACAAAGCAGCGTGATTTCATGAAGTGGATTTTTACCATGTTCAACTTGTATATTGAAGATACCGAAATTGAAAAAACACTACTTATTTTACCACGTGATGAATTTTATACAAATACGGTCAGGGATTGGACAGAAAAAAGGGATTTATCACAGCCGCTGGACATAACTCCGATGGGCGAACTTGATGCAGGTAAATATTTATTTACTTACTCCGATGGTGACGATGACGATAACAAGGCATACAAACAAGATTTTGACAGAATTTATGGAGATAGGCAGATAACAATTAACAACGATTTCATAAAAGAAGAAAAGAAAGTTGAGATTGGCTTCCAGCCAACAACTATGATTAGCGTTGGGTTTGATGACAAATACCTACCCGGTAATTCAACAGACAATCAGGATGGGAAAGCTGGTAAATTAAGGTTGCTGCAATACAAGTATATGAGTTGCAAAACATACACAATTCACTATGGCAAGGCAACACCCGTATCTTCACCCAGCACCACAACAAAAACAAACTACCCATACATGGGTCACTTGGATGATCCGTTGGCTTCCACAACCGACATCAATTTTGGGATGCCCCGTTACATCGGACTTCCCGGTGGAACTCCCGTAACCAACAACAACCTATACAATGCCTATTGGAGAAAATACATCAATGAAATAGTGGATAAAGACAGCAAGTTGGTAAAGGGTAATTTCTACCTTACACCTGCTGACATGGAAAAGCTGTCATTCCGTGACCTTTACTTCTTTGACGGCAATTACTTTCGCCTGAATAAAATTGAGGACTATGACCCGATTAACCCATCGGTAAATATCTGTGAGTTTTTGTTTTTGAAAACAGGGCCTACATTCAGCGCAACAACCGGAAGCGTTGGCGGTGGTGGAACGCAGTCAAGCGGTGGCGGTGGTGATACCCAAGAATTTGAAAGAGACCCATACGATGGTAGTAATTTACCGGGAAGGGTTATTCAAAACAAAGGATTTTCAGTAGGTCAATACAACAACATTGGAAGCGGTGTAGTAACTGGGGATTCAGTGACCAACTTCGGCCGGGCAAATGCGGCATTCGCAACAAGTGGCACAACCTTCCTACCCGATAGTGAACGCAGCATCGTAATTGGTGAGGGTGTGCAAAGCGTGGGTAGTGACGAAGTATGGTTGCAAGGCCATTCAATGACACAGGTCAATTTCAGCACCAATCGCATTCAGTTGACCGCTGCCACATCCGTGACCGCTGACCTGTACAAAGACATCTATATCATGGACACCGCTGCAAATACTACGTTAAATCTACCCGATGCCACCACTTGTTTGGGGAAAGCATACTATGTCTATAAAAATACCAGCGCACACCAGTTGATAATTAACCCATACGAGTCGCAAACGATTGACGATGGCGCAACCTATGTTTTAGGAACGCACTACGAATGCGTACAAATAGTGTCCGATGGCACACAATGGAGAGTAATAAGCAAAACATAAAATGGCACAGACCACAGTAGCAATAAATTTAGAGGCCAAAACCAAAGGCACGGATAGCGTTAAGTCGCTGAAAGCACAAATCAGGGAAGCGACCAACGAAGCAACCGCACTCGCACAAAAGTTTGGTGAGTTTTCACCCGAAGCGACAAAGGCAGCGCAGCGAGTTGCTGAACTGAAAGACCAAATGCAGGATTTTCAGCAGCGTGTTCAGGCATTAAACCCTGACAAATTTGAAGCAGTTGGAAAAATAGTAGGTGGCGTAGCAAGTGGAATTTCTGCGGCACAAGGTGCAATGGCGTTATTCGGTGCTGAAAGCGAAGATGTGCAAAAGGTCCTGTTAAAGGTGCAAGGTGCAATGGCATTGGCCCAAGGTATTCAGGGCGTAATTGATGCACAAAAGCAATTCAAGGCATTTGGTCAGGTTGCATTATCTGCATTCCAATCAATGACCACAGCATCAAAAGTATTTTTAGCAACCGGGCTTGGATTGCTATTGGCTGGACTTGGTGCAGTTGCCGCATATTGGGATGACATTGCCGTTTCACTTGGCTTGGCCAAGTCCGAAATGGAAAAGATGAATGACCAAATCAACATTGCTGGTCAGGCCACAAGAACCCAAGCCAATGATTTAAACTTCTATAATAGCATAGTTCAGGACACCACCAAATCGGAAGCAGAAAGGAAGTTTGCCCTTGAAAAGTTGAAGGAAGCAGGGATTGAAACCAATGATATAAACCTTGACAATGCGGACTCGATGAAAACATTGACTGACCGCACCAAAGAAAATATATTGGTGATTGCACAAAGGGCAAGGACAGAAGCAGCAGCGCAAATATTACAGGAAAAAACCAAGCGTTTATTGGAGCTGCAAAACAGCGACCTTGACGAGCAGACTTCTTCATGGGATAACTTTTACGCTGGGGCAGTTGGTGCGTTAATGGGCATCGACAAAGGTGCGCAGGAGTTGGGCAAAAGGGGTTTGAAAAATCTGCAAACCGCACAACAGGAAGTTACCCAAGCGCAGGGTCTTTACGACAAGCAATTAAAGGCAGGTTTCCCGAATGAAGCGAAGGCGTTGGAAAATCAGGAAAAGGCAAAGACCGCAATCGAAAAGCGCAAAAAAGCCCAAGACGATGCAAACGCAGCAGCAGCCAAAGCAGCACAGGATGAAAAGGCAAGGCAAGATGAACTGAAAAAGCGTTCCGAGCAGCTGATATTGGATGCGGAGTTAGTAGGTAAAACCGAAGTTGAACGTGCTGAAATACTTGCCAAGCGTAAATTTACAGCCAGTGTCAAAGGATTTAAAGAAGGTTCTGTTGAATATATTGCAGCCGAAAAAATATTCAATGATGAAATTGCCAAAATAGCCAAAGATGCCAATGCAAAAAAAGCAGCAGAGGATAAGAAATCGGAAGAAGATTTGGCATCGTGGAAAAAACAAGCCAATGACAAAGAAATTACAGCGTTAAACGATTTCTACAAAAAACAGGAAGCGGCATTATATGACAAAAATCTCACAACCGAAGAACTGAACGCAGCCGCAGCAGATTTAGAAGTAAAAAGGTTAAAGGATGAAATCCGCATCCGCAAAGAAAATGGAGAAGAAGTTGCCGCACTTGAATTGCAACTTGCCCAAAAGCGAAAGGAGATAGGCGACAAACAAAAAGAGGATGAAAAGCGCAAAGAGGAAGCAATACAAAACATACGTGAAAGGTCTTTGCAAGGTGCTGCCGATGTTTTCAATGCAATGGCGGGGCTTATGAAAGAGGGCAGTGATGCACAAAAGGCATTCGCACTTGCAGCTATTGCAGCCGATACAGCAAAGGCAATTTCAGCTACAATAGTTGAAGCAAGAAATACAGCAAAAACCTTAACTGCAATGCAAGTTCCACCGCCCGGACCACAGATTGCAGGTGCAGCCGTGTACGCATCAGGATTGGCAATGGTGCTAAATAACGCAAAACGTGCAAGGGATATTTTGCGTGGCGGTAGTGCAAGTGGTGGCGGTGGCGGTAG